TTGCGGCGAATGATTTTTATAAAGAACTTCGTAATCCGAAGCATTGGTCTAATGGTAAGTGCCCATTTACTTACATGGCTATGCCAGCGGTACTGGAGTATGGAAAGAACCCAGAAGAATGGGTAACCCTTTGGCCTAAGTCGGACATCCCGTGGGATGGAGACGAGGACACACCCGATGAGCAAGGGCTATATCCCAAGTGGGATGGACCAGCGCTCTTCAAGCGCCGTGGCGAAGTAACACCTAGTACGTGGGCTTTGGTTTATCAGCAGGAGGATGTCGAAGAAGATTCCATCTTCCCACCCGCACTGGTGCAGTCATGCACCAAGGGTATGCGTAAGCGAGGTCCGTTAAAACCAGGCGCGGTGGGACATCCGACCAGTGTAGAAGGTTACACAGTTGTTGGATTTGACCCTGCTATGGGAAGAGGCCACGCCGCGTTCGTTGCGATGACCTACAATCGCGTTGACGGAAAGATGTATGTGCTTGACTGTGAAAACATGTCTGAGCCAACACCACAAAAAATTCGTGCGATGATTGAAGAGTTTACAATCAAGTATCGCCCTAACGAGTTCCGTGTGGAAATTAACGCACACCAGAAAGCCTATGAACTCGATAACGATTTGCGCGAATGGCTGTCACAGTATGGCTGTAGTTTAAAGCCACACTTTACCGCGAAGAATAAGTGGGATACTTCCCATGGTGTCGCGTCTATGTCAACGATGCTAGGCACTATGCACGATGGAGTGTTCCAGAAGAACAACACAATTGAGTTTCCTTCCACTGATGGTTCAGAGGGAGTTAAGGCTTTAATCCAGCAACTCATTACGTGGAAGCCTGAGACCAAAGGCAAGACTGACTGCGTGATGGCGATGTGGTTTGCATTCTTACGCTTGCGTGAGTTGATGCAACAGAACACAACTATTTCAAGATACACGGAAAACCGTTGGGCTACACGTGCTCAACTATCAAAGCGTGGAACTGTAAACCTAGACCTTGCACTGCAACAACAGTGGCAAGAACAATTCGGATAAGGAACTAAAATGCCACTACCAGTTATTGCAGGCGCAGCAGCAGCAGTTGCTAGTCGTCTTGCTGCTAAGAAGGCTGCACAGAAGTTGGCTCAAGAAGCGGCCAAGAAAGCAGCAAAACGAGCAGGCATGTCTCTTGCAACAGGTGTAAAACAACCATATCAATTAAGGGCAACTGCATCAGCAGATAAAACAGCACAGATTGCTAAGAACTCCGTAAAGACTAAGCCTGCTGCTAAGCAAGTTGGTAATCCACCTAACAACACCAAAGCATGGGAAGATTATATAGGTAGTGTTTCACGTGGCGCACCAGGACGTGGACCTGCTGGTAAAGCAAAAGCCACTCGAGTTGCTAATTCTAAAACAGCAAAAAATACAGTGCCTTCTGCAAAAGAACCAGCACGTATTCCAGAGGTTCCCGCACGTGGAACGGTAAGAATTAATAGCGCAAAGACTCGAAGTGGAAAAGTAGTTAATCTTAAAAATGCTCCTACTTCTGTAGAAAAAGTTACAGGACGTTTAGCAGCAAGTGTTCCAGCACGTAGACCAGCATCTAATCCAGCAAATCCTCCTAGAGGAACTGTAAAGATTAATAGCGGAAGCAAGCGACCAGCAGTACTACAGAAGCGTGCAGCAGCACTAAAGAAGAAGTAAGGAGTAGAGATGCCAGCACCATTAGCACCAGCAATAGTAGCCGCAATAGCCCGTGCTGCCGTCTCTAATGCAGCAAAGAAGCGCCTTATGCAGGCTGCTGCAAAGAAAGTTTCTGAAAAAGATATTAAGTCTCTCATCCGTACTGAGATGAAAACTGGCGCACCTAAGTTAGGTCGCGCTAATCGCAGACCAGATGTAGCAAATCCACCTAAGCGTGTTGTATCTCGTGAAGGCCAGACTGGAAGTGTTCGACCACCAAAGGCTGACCCTGCTAAAGAACTTTATAATCTTTACAAGAAGAAGCCTGACACAAAAACTGTAACTAAGTCTATGCAGAAGGAACGTGTTACACCAGCAGATGTTAGAGCACTGCGTGCAAAAGAACGTGGCGAAAGAGTATCTGAAGCACTTAAGCCATTGCTCCCGAGAGGAACTGCTGCTAAAGGAACTAGCGTTGCTGGACCTAAAAGAGGACCAAGTGTTCAGGTTGCTAAGCCATCTCCTGCAACTGAACGAGCAAAGGTTGCAATACCTAAAGACACTAAAATAGATGCTTCACGAAAGGCTGCCATGAAGGCAGCAGAACAAGCACGTTCTAGAAAAACTCCCGCTGAACGTGAAAAAGAATTCAATCTACCTAAGACAGATGCACCATTAAAGAATGAACTAAGTAATATTAAAAAAATTATTGGTGAAATGAGCAAGCCTCAAAGAGATGCGTTCCAACAGAATGATGATATTGCAAATGCATTTTTTAGAAAATACGGTGTAGGCGTAACAGATATAAGCAAAAAAGAAGCAGCCAATATAGCAAAGAAAGCATCTGCTTATCTTGCAAAAAAAGGAATTAAATAATGCTAACTGATAAGCAGATTTTTGCACGTGTTGCGTCTCTTCGAGACCGCAGCCGTGACCGTGATGGTCGCCATCAAGATGTATTGCTAGTCCGTCAAGGTCAGATTTCTAGCGTCTATCCTGATTTCTTTCCAGAAGGCGTAGATACAAACGTAGTTGCTAACTTTGTTGACATTGTAGCCCGTGACTTATCTGAAGTTATGGCTCCACTACCAGCAGTTAACTGCTCAGTAGTTAGCCAAGTAAAAGACCGTGCTCGTAAAGCAGCAGACAATCGCACTCGCATTGCTGCTAACTATCTTTATAATTCTGAATTGCAAGTACAGATGTATACAGGCGCAGACTGGTACATCACATTTGGGTTTGTTCCGTTCATTATTGAACTGGACACTGAAGCAAAGTTGCCGCGTATTCGCGTAGAAAGTCCTGTCGGGGCGTATCCTGAGTTTGACCGCTACGGACGCTGCGTTGCTTTTGCTAAGCGTTACTCTATGCCACTGGCTGAATTGGTTTCCCAGTTCCCAGAGTATACAGACGCTTTACTTGGTCGTGATGGTTATGACCAAGACATGAATGCTAGATTCGATATTGTTCGTTACTACGACCAGTATCAATCTATCATCTACGTTCCAGACCGCCAGAACCTAGTTATCTCCCGTGCTAAGAATCCTATTGGCAAGATGATGGTTGTAGTTGCAAAGCGACCAACCGTTGATGGTGAGATGCGTGGACAGTTTGATGATGTACTCGGTATTCAGTTGCTTCGCAATCGTTTTGCATTACTTGCAATGGAAGCAACAGAGAAGGCCGTTCAATCACCACTGATTGTCCCTGACGATGTGAACGAGTTCCAATTCGGTGGAGACGGAGTTATCCGTACTAAGAACCCAGCAGGTGTTCGCCGAGTTGAACTACCAGTATCTGGCTCATTGTTTAATGAGCAAGCAGTTCTACAGAATGAACTGCGTACTGGAACACGTTATCCAGAATCACGTACTGGAAATGTTGATGCTTCAATCATTACTGGTCAAGGCGTTCAAGCCCTTATGGGTGGATTTGACACACAGGTCAAGTCAGCGCAGGCTATCTTTGCATCTACACTAAAGACTGTAATCTCACTCTGCTTTGAAGTAGATGAGAAAATCTTTAACGAGCAGAAGTCTATTCGTGGTATTGATTCTGGTTCACCTTATGCAATTGAGTATCTACCATCAAAGGACATTAAGGGAGACTACTCCGCTGATGTTCGTTATGGAATGTTGGCTGGTCTTAATCCAGCGCAGGGACTTATCTTTATGTTGCAGGCCCTTGGCGGTAAGTTAATCTCTAAGGACTTAGCACAGCGTGAATTGCCGTTCGGAGTTAACGTAACTCAGGAGCAGGAAAAGATTGAAGTAGAAGAAATGCGCAATGCGCTTATCGGTTCTTTGAATGCTTCAGCACAGGCAATCCCACAACTTATTGCTAATGGCGGAGACCCAACTACAATCGTTAAGAAGATTGCAGAAGTAATCCGTATGCGCCAAAAAGGCACTCAGATTGAGGACGCAATCAATGAAGTGTTCGCTCCAGAATTACCACCTGCTGGGGAAGCAACTCAGGTTGAGCAACCGTCCCCTGCTCCCGCCGCTCCTCCAGCAGGTGGCGCTCTTCCACCAAACGCAGGTCAACCGCAATCACTACAGAGTTTATTATCAAGCCTGACATCAGGTGGCACGGCAAGCGCATCGGCGCGAACAGTAACCCGTAGGTAAAACAAGGAGGGGACATGACAACAATCGTAGGCGTAGAAAACGCAGATGGTTGCGTCATAGCATCTGATTCGCGTGTGGCTGAAGGCGGAAAAGTTTATACACATCCTAAGATGATTAAGGCGATTGAACGTGGAAGTTACATTATTGGTGGTGCTGGTGATTATCGTGCTTTACAAGTGGTACTCCATGGGTGGTCGCCTCCACTAATAACAGCAAAAGCAAAGCAAAATCTTTACGAGTTTGTGATTAACAAGGTAGCACCATCACTTAAGACAACATTATCTGAGGCTGGTATTGAGTTTACTAAGCCGTCAGATAGCGATGAAAAGTTTGAGTTAAGCCTTTTAATCGGAATCAATGGAAGTTTGTTTGAAATTGATAGTGACTTTGCAGTTGCTATGAACGATAGCGGACTTTATGCAATTGGTTCTGGTGGAGATTACGCACTAGGTGCACTACATGCGGGAGCACCAGTGCTAGAAGCAATGCGAATTGCTGCACTTAACAACAATGGAACCTCTGCTCCGTTCCATATCCTTAAGCAGGATGCAAAATGAGCAAAGAGTTTAGAGACAAAATAGAAGAAGCACTAAGAGTCCTTGTTGATGAGGACGAGAAGGGGACCGATTACATCTGCTCTAACTGGTTAATCATAACCGAGTGGGCAGACTATGAAGGGTCCCGCTATTTACACACAGAAGTTAGTGAAGCCATGACTCCATGGAATGCCTATGGCATGATGAAGATGGCTCAAGAATATAACAGCGAAGTGCTAGGCACTAAGGCTCAAGAAGTTATTGATGATACAGAAGAGGATGATGAATGACAACAGCGCCACAGCAAGGTGGGTATCGTGAACCTTCTAACCCAGCACCAGTTTCAGGCCCTGGCGCTCTTTCTCAGCGCACTGACGGGGGACCAACACAGGGAGCAAAGTACATCCCAGGACTTCCATACGGACAGGGACAGCAGACCTACTCAAATCAAGTAGCACAACCTATGGCAGGTAATCCTTTTGAAGGAATGCTTGGTGGCGTTACTCCATTGACTGCTCCAACAGAGCGTCCTAATGAGCCTATTACCTCTGGTATGAGTTTTGGCGCAGGCCCTGGCCCTGAAGTTTTGCCAGCACCTCCAGTAATGACTGAGCCAACAATCCTTTCTGTACTACGAAAGATTGCTCAGCAAGATACAACTGGTGAGACAGAGTTAATTTACCGAATGATGGAAGATAGAGGTGCTTAATGCCAGAAGTACCTTTAGACCCATCCATTGCTTTAGTTAATCCTAACTTTTATAGCGCTGCTTTAAAAACAGAACTTGATGCAAAAGATGCATTAATGCTTGAACAGCACACTAAGACCTACTTAAAGGCTAAGTCTTTACTTAAGTTAAGTGAAAAAGAAGCACGTAAGCAGTTTTTAAAACTAGACCCACTTGTTCAAAATAATATTCGTTACATTTTTTCTGACAAAGAAATCTTTCAACCTGAACAAGGTTTAGTTGGCAAGGCTGTGCAACTTGGTGCTGGAGCAGTTCAAGCGGGAGTTAACGTTTTAGCCTCTCCTTTGATTGCGGGTCTTAAGGCTGCTGGTGTTTATGGCAAAGTTCTTAACACTCCAAATGTGCTTCGTGCTCAATCAGAGCAAGGTAAAGAGTTTTCTAAGAAACTACTAACAGATTCTTACAATGGCTTAAACTCATGGCGCTGGGATAAAATTGCTGCTTATGAGAAGCAATATGGTCGAGCACTAACAACACTTCTACGTGGCAATGCAGAAGGCCGAACCATTGGTGAGTCAATGGATATGTATGGAACTTCTGATGCCGACATGTATAAGGCTATTCAGTTTATGGGTGATGAACCTGAAAAGTTTGAAAACCTATTAACAAGAATTAAATTAGATGCACAGGTTAGCCCTGGTCGTGATTTTGCAAATAGAGTGACAGCAACAGACACAACTGTAAATAGAAACCACTGGGCTGTTAAGTTTACCAAAAAACTTGGTATAGATGTCACAACCTTAAAAGGTCAAAGAGATATTAGAAAGTATATTTCTGGTCCAGTTGATGCTATTTATCAGTTAGCAATTGACCCACTATCTTATATTGGTATTAGTCCTGCGGTAAAAGCAATAACTAGAGGTGTTGATGGTCTTCCAGTTACTGTTGATGAAGCAGTAAAATTAATTGGTTTAAAGAGCCGTGGCGAAAGAATGGCTGATACTTATCAGTTGATATCTGAAAAGGCTGGAACAGCCTCTGCTGGTATGGATTGGGCTTTTAGACAACCAGAAGTTAAGACTTTATGGGATGACCAACTAGGTCCTGTTATTAAATCTTACATGGAAGCAGAGAGTCCAACTGCTCGCTCAATGGCGTTTAATAAAATTAAGCAAGATGCACCACAGTGGGCAAACAGAGAATTTATTCGCCTTATTGGTGCTGAAATGAAAAAGACCAATACTTACGATTCAACTACTGCTAAGAAGTTTTTTACAGATGTAGATGACTTTAATTTATTCCTTAGTGGTCCAGTCACTGGTATTTCTGCACGCCGTAATGGTATTCCAGCAGCCCGTACTAATCGTAATTTTGCTTCTGCTGCACACAGAATTGCATACGAAACCTTTAACCCTGCTATGGCATCAAAGGCAACAGAAGATGCTATTGCACAAAATGATGCTGGATTAATTTCAATTATGGATGCCTTGAAAAAGGTATCTGATGATTCAGAAAACTTATTGAATCCTGAAATTGAAGATATTCTTAAGTTAAATAAGGATGTTCAGAAGACACGTAAGATTGCTTACTCTATTGGTACTGGCTTGTCTCGTTCTCCAGGTCGTATCCTTTGGGGAGACGATGCAATTAAAACGATTGAAGATGTTCGTAATCTTGCACAACAGGTAATGCCAACTAATTTTGCAGATGCTTTTGCTGAAGCCTATACTGACGAAACAGCGGATATTCAGTTAACAATGATTCGCAATTTATACCAAGCATTTATGCTTAAGGCTGGTATGTCAGGCGATGCTAATGGTATTGCCCATATGGAAGAGATTTTATCTACAACCTTTAATGAAAAGGCTGGAATGTTCTCTACTACTCGTAGCGAAGTTCCTTTAGATTGGGTTGATGAAATTAGCCCAAATGTTATTCGTTATGAAAATGATATTCCGCTTCAGTCATCTAAGGGTATTATTCAACCTTCACAGATTAAAGAAGGAATTGCTCCGCTACCGTACGATTTAATCTACCAGTATGGTGCACAAGCAAGAGGTGCAGAAAGAACTCGTATCATGCATTTCTTTGGTGGAGTTACTCGAAATAATATTGTAAGAAAGTATCAAGATTTCTGGGCTAACTATACGTTATTTCCACGTTCGGGTCAGCGTTCAGGAATTGATGAGATGTTTTTTCATTTTATTTCTGCGCCGTTCTATAATGTTAGAAGTTTTATTTTAGGTAAGGGTTATTTTCCTACCCGTGCTCTAACATCTATTACTGGTTCTAAGGCTTCACAGGGTATGTATACCCGTGGACTGTACAAGTTGCTTCCAAAGTTAGACCCTACTAAAAAGTTTGGTCCAGAAGTACGTGCTCAGGCTGTTCGTGAACTAGCAGAACTAGAATCTAAGCGAGTTGGCTATACAGTTCCAGAATCTGAAGTTTCTATGGCTCTTATCCGTGAAGACATGGCTTATAGAGCACAGGAGATTTACGAAAAAACTGTTCCGCCAGATGCTTGGGCTAATATTAAAAAGTTAATGAAGCATAATCCTGTTGTTTTTGAGTCAATGATTAATTCACTTGGTTCTCGTGCTAGCATTTCTGGAAAAATTGATATTGATTTTGTAGAGTCAATGTTTACACCTAGCAATATGAGCAAAATGATGAATGATTTTGGTCTTGAAAAAGGAAAATATAGCGCTAAGCAAATTTCTAAAATGTCCGAATCAGCAATTGCTGTGGCTCATTTTGATAACTATGGAATCCGCTTATCTTATAACCGAAAGAAAATTTCAGACCGTATCTATCTTGACCCAGCAAAAGCATTTTATGAGAACAATGGTCTAAAGACTAAAACAGATTTTGTTAATGCTCGCAATCAATTAATGAAGGACATGGGTGTTGAGTATTCAGATGAAGTTGGTGGCTTTGTTGTAACTAACAAGACACTGAATGACCGATTCCTGTCTAAGTTCTCAACAACTGTTTATTATCGCCAGCAAGGTTTGCCAGAAGAATCAATTTCACGTGTTCACATTGAGAACATGTTGCTTGATATGCGCAATACTTTCCATGGTGGACCTAACTCATTTAATAGCGACCTACTAGGTCTTGTTAATGCTAAGCATGACCAGATTGTTGCCTATCGAACAAAGGTCAAGAAGGACCTAGAAGGCAGTTGGTCTGATGCTTCCAGTTCTGTATCGTTTGCAGAGTTTGAAACAGCAACAGTTGGACGCCACCCTGTAAGTGGTGAAATTAATACGCGCTTTGTTAGCAATGGCGATGTAAAAGATATGGCTGTTTTTGAAGAAGAGGGCAAGGGAATTGTTCATTTTCTTGAAAAGTATGGTGAATTAGCAATGGAAGTAATGGATGCAACCGTAACTGGTATGTATCGTCAAAAGGCTTTATGGATTGCTTTTGATAAAAACTTAAAAGACCTAGTTCCTTATGAGGCTATGCTTAAGCAGCGCCAAAAGAAAACTCTTATTGAGCAGGGTATGAACGAGAAACTTGCCGAAGTACGCGCTGCTGACTATGCAGAAAAAAGAGTAGTAGAGACAGCATGGAAAGATGCCTCTGAACGTATTCTTGAGTATGTAGATAATCCAGCAGTTAAGTCTAACTTTGCAATTGCCGTTCGTTCTGTTGGTAGATTCTACCGTGCTACAGAAGATTTCCAGCGCCGTGTATTTAGACTGTATACAAAGCAGCCATTGCGTGCTCTTTATAGAATGCGTTTGCTACATACAGGACTAGAAGCGGCTGGCGATATCTATGAAGACCCAGAGGGTGAAAAGTATATAGTTTTCCCAACAGATACTATTATTAACTCTGCTATTGAACCAGTTGTAAGAGCATTGACTGGAAATAAGACATTTAGTATTCCTACATTTAATGACATAACATTGAAGTTACGCTTGATTAACCCATCTTTTGCTCCAGATGCTGGACAACCAGCACTATCTGGACCAGTTGGTGCAGTTTCAACTATGGCTTTAAAATCGCTTTTGCGTAATATTGTTCCAGTTGCAGAAAAACTTAACATTGTTTCTGAAGGATTCTTAGAATCTACTCAGCCAACAATGGAACGTGGTGCAGATATTGTTAATCAAATTGGTTTAGGAAACTTTGCTGATTCAATGACACTTAGAAAAGCACTTACGCCAATGTTGGCAGATACACTTTTTGGTGCTGTTGGTGCAAAAACAGACTTAGAGTGGGATAGACAAGCATCAACTGCAGTATTGCAGGCTATGGCATATTTCCAGGCTAATGGTTACGGTATTGATGAAACTGCAACTGAAGCCGAAAAAACTAAATACATTAATAATTTAAAGATTGCCGTAAGTAACATTTATATTGCAAAAACTTTACTTGGTTATATTTCTCCAGGTATGCCTGCATTTAAAGAAAGTAAAGATTTGCCTAACTATATGAAAAAAGTAGGCATTACTTCATTTAAGGCTGAGTTCTGGGATATCTATGGTGGAATCCTTCGCAATGCTGGTGATGATGTAGCCAATCACTATGACCTAGCGGTTGCCACCTTTATTGGTAAGAATCCAGGAAAGATTATCTGGACTGTTCCACGTACTGAAAAAGAGTTTAAGGTACTTATTAACCAGACAGATAACCTAAAGAACTGGTCTATTGATAATAAGCCCTTCATTGACAAGTACAAGGAAATTGCCTATGTATTTGCACCAAAGGCTGGAGACTACAACTCTGATGTCTATAACTTCTTAGAAGCAGCAGACCTAATCAAACTTCCAGAACTTGAAGACTACCTCCTTAAACTGCAGATTGCAGAAGACAAGGAAGCATACTTTGAGATTGGCAAGCAACTAGAAGATAAACTCAGCAAGATTGGGTTTACCCAGGAAAGAAGTGAATTAATAAAAATTGCAGCAGACCAAAAGCGTTTGTTAGTTAATTCTAATCCATATCTTGAGAGGGAAATCAACGGTTCAATCAACGACCGTGGTGCTATAAAGGTTAAGTTTAAGGTACTAAATGATGCTATCAACGATAAGAAAACACCTGTTGATACTCAGACTCGTAAGGCTATGAGATTAATTCTAGAAGAAGTAGCGTCATTTGTAGTCATTGGTGATGACATGCAACTAGCAAATCGCTATGACTTCTCAGACCTTAAAGAACAAAAGCGTGCAGAGGTAGAGGAAATTATTACTACTCTTGCTAACGCTAACCCAGCAGTAGCAGAAGCAAATCGTTTGATATTTAAGCCTTTGTTGAGTTCCTACTCAAGAGAGGCACTATCGGCAGGTCCATCGGAGGTTAACAGATAATGGTCGCTAAGACACCAGACCAAGCCCGTGCTGAGCAGGCTGCAAAGGATAAGACACGTGCTAATAATGCTAAGGCTGGCAGTGCTCATGAGGCAGGACTTGCATCAAACTTTGGTGGTCCTAATCCTAAGTTTTATTTAGACTTTGACCAGTATGGAAGATTCCGTACCCTTAATACTCAAATTGGGGAAAGTAAAACTCCAGAACAACGCTTTCTTTATGTTCAACCAGATGGCGTTACATATAGCGTTGCCGATGTCCGTGCCAACGAGATAGTTAAGTTAATTCGCAATGACTTTAAGAATAACAAAGAAGGCCTACGTAAGGCCTTGTATGACCTTGACTATCTATCAGAGCGTGAGTACAAGACTCGCAGTGAAACAGCCCTTAATAGTGCAATTCTTTCTGCTGCCAATGAATACACAACAGATACTGTTGATTCATATCTTGTAGAGGGTAAGACAAAGTTTAATCCCTTTAGCACATGGCTAAGAAACAAGCCATCTGTTGGTAAGGGAGACGGCGATAAGAACCTACCAGTTCGAGATATTAATCTAATTGACCGTGATGTAGTTAAGGCAATGATTAAGGATGTTTACTTTAGCGAACTGCAAAAAGAAGTAGACAATGAAACCATTGAGGCTAAGACTGATTACTACATGAATCAAATTAAGTCTGGAACTTTAACAACAGTTAAAGAGGGTAGCAAGGAAGCGGTTCGTACTACTACCCCTGGTTTTAGCCAGGCACGTTTACAAGCAGAACTTCAGCCAAAGGTAAAGAAAGAATTTACTGAGGACTTTAACCAAGCACAAAGTATTAACTTCCTTAGTTTCTTAGCAGATTTAGGAGCGCGATAAATGCCAACGATTGCAGACCAACAGGCCTACGATAATGCTCTGGCTGCTATAAACAAACTAACTGGTCTTCCACGTATTAAGGCAAAGGAAGCCCTTGAGGCGCGGTACCCAGATGGCCGTCCAGTAGTAGATGGTGGTGCAAACAATACTTTAACTGGTGGCGGAAACACTGAAACAAGTGGAGAACTAACTGCTATTGCTTTTGGTATTACAAAAGAACTAACAGATAAGTTTCCTGAACTATTTGAGGTCTACAAGTTATTCCTTGCCAAGGACTACACAGAGGCTAAGTTAAAGTACTATGCCAGCAACTACTATAAGAATCTAACAGATGCTGCTAAGACCCGTCAACAACTTAAGGCTACTGCTAAAGGTCAGTATGACCAACTACTAGATTCCTATCGCAAAGAACAGCGTAATCGTTTAGTTAATAAGGGTATCAATATTGATGATGCTACCTTTATGGACTTAACAGAGAAGGCATATGATAAAGGTTTAGATGATAATCAATTAGATGCAAGCATTCTTAACTCAGGTAAACTGGGCAAGATTGGTGGCTCTACTCTAGGTGCTGTATCTAACCTAAAGCAGTTTGCTTCATCCTTTGGCGTATCTAACCTATTCTTAAAGCCATACTGGGATAAGAAGTCAGAAGATTTACTTGCTGGCAAAATTACACAAGAAGACATTGAAGACGAGATTAAGAATACTGCTGCTAGTGCATTCCCAGCCTACGCAGATTCTATTAAGAATGGCACAAGCATTGATGCCCTTGCATCTGCTTATAAGACAGCCTACGCAACTATTCTAGAGGTAGACCCAGACTCTGTTACCTATGATAATCCTCGCTTGCGCCAAGCAATGCAGTTTATTGGACCAGATGGCAAGCCATCGGTAAAGCCACTATGGCAGTTTGAAAAAGAATTACGCAGCACAGATGAATGGAAGTACACAGATAATGCACGTGACACCTTTGATTCGCTGTCACTTAAAGTTCTACGTGATTGGGGTCTAGCATAATGGCGTATACATCAACAGAGTGGGCTGGACTTCAAGGGCAACTTTCACCTGAAGATAGAATGTCTTATGCTGAATACTTAGAGGTTCTTCAGGTTGAAGACCCTGCTGGTTATAAGCAGTTAACTAAAAACAAAAAAACTGCTACTGGTAATACTGCCACCATTTTGCAGAATCTTAAGGCTGATGCACAGGAACCTACTAAGGGTCCAGTTGTAGATGAGCAAACAAAAATTGCTGCTGCTAGAGCAGGTGCACCTGCACCAACTCCGCCTATACAAACAACCTTTACCCCTGCACAGTTGCAGACAATAGTTGGAAAACTTAGCCGTAATGTAATGCCTACAGATGCAGAGTGGGAAGGACTTGGTGTAACACCACCAACTCCTATTTCTACTCCAACACCTGAGCCTACTCCAACACCTGAACCCACCCCTGAACCAACACCTACACCTACTCCTGAGCCTACCCCTGAGCCTAAAAAATATACTGCTGCAGAACTGCAAGCAATTGTTGCAAAACTTGGTCGTGGTCAAATGCTTACTGACGAAGAGTGGGATGCGCTTGGTCAGAATCCACCAAAAACACCTGTTGCACCTACTCCTCAAACTGTTACAAAAACCATTAAATCTGAAACCTTTACTGGTACTGGCAAAGACCGTAAAAAAGTAATTACTTACTCAGATGATACTACAGAAACTATTGACGCGCCAGAAGAAGTAGTAGGTAGTGATTATGAAGATATTGGTGGCATACTTACATACAAAGGCAAGGCATACACTGGCGCTTACAATGGTAAGAATTATGTAAATGGCAGAGTTGTTGAAACTCCAGGTGATGATATTTATGAAACCCTTAATGGTGTATTTCAACTTAATGGTAAGCCGTATACTGGTATTTATGGCGACAAAGAATACAAAAATGGTGTAGAAGTTCCTGTAGGTTCAGGGAACTATGAAACTATTGGTGGCATATTCACGTACAAAGGTACAGCCTATACTGGTGAGTATCAAGGCAAAAAATACGTAAATGGTATTTTAGTACAAGAGTCAGGTGAAGACAAGTATGAAGAACTTAATGGTGTCTTTACAAAAAATGGCGAAGCCTACACTGGTGAATACAATGGCAAGCAGTATGTAAATGGAAAGATTAAAGTTACTGCTTCAGATTATGTAATCGGGCCTGATGGTATGCTCATGTTTAAGGGAGAACCTTTTACTGGCGAGTATCAAGGTAAGAACTATGTAGATGGTGTTCTAAAAGAACCTACAGACCTAAACGCTACACCAGACCGTCCAGCAAATGTTAATAAGTTTTATGTTTATGACAAAACAACTAAGACATGGGTGCAACCACCTAAGCCACAAGATGGTGCTGTTTATAGTTGGGATGACAATACAGGTTGGGTACAAGAAACTCCTGGTGCAGACAAACCTGTTGGAACTCCTGCTGCTTATATATATGACCCAAATACAAAGAATTGGGTAAAGCCACCAATGCCAACTGGTGACAAAAAGTATACTTGGGATGATACAAAAGGTTGGGTTGAAGAAGTTGTTGCAGGAGGTAATGGTGACAATGATGGTGGCGATGGTGATAGTGATACTTCAGGCTCTGATGCTAAACCACTAACTCAAGCAGATATTGACAAGGCCGTTGCTGCTGCTTTGGCTAAGGCAAAAGCAGATAGTGATGCGGCTGCTAAGGCAGCAGCAGAGACTCAGGCTGCTAACGATAAAGCAAAGCAGCGTCAAAACACTATTGACATATTAAAAGATAGATTTAAAAAGTATGGTCTAGAAAGTCTTGCTAAGACAATTGAAGACCTAGCAGTTGATGGTGCTACGGAAGCAACAATTACTTTAGGACTTCAGGGAACTGATGCCTATAAGATTCGTTTTGCTGCTAATGATGCACGTATTAAAAAGGGTTTAACCTTTCTCAGTCCTGCCGAATACCTTAATGCAGAGGATGAGTACCGTCAGAAACTGCGTGATTATGGTCTAAAAGACTTTGATAATGATGCTTACGTTCAGAAGTTTATTGCGAACGATACATCATTAACTGAAATTTCTAACCGCGTTGTTACCGCTGTTCAGCGTGTACAGAATGCTGACCCTGCGCTTATTAAGCAACTAAATGATTTCTACGGAATAACATCAGACCGTCTTGTGGCTTATGTTCTTGACCCAGAACAAGAGTATGAGAAGATTAAAATACAGGTATCTGCTGGTGAGATTGGCGTAGCAGCGGCTAAGCAAGGATTTAAGACTGGCAAAGAATATGCTGCTACAGCAGAGCAACTTGCCAGACAAGGCGTTACTGAAGCAGAAGCCCAGAAGGGTTATGCAACTATTGCAGATATTCTTCCAACTGCTGAGAAGTTATCTAGTATCTATGGCGACAGAATGGATACATACGGATTACTTGAAGGAGAGCAAGAAGTATTTAATAGTCTTGCCTCTGCTCAGCGTAAGCGTAGAAAACTATCCGAAGCCGAAATTGCACAATTTAGCGGTTCATCTGGTGTAAGCAGAGGAAGCCTAATGGACGAGGCTAAAGGCCAATTCTAGATTCCCGACATGGACCTATCGGCCCCATGCGGTGTACAAGTCCGAGAGTAGGAGCCAGCCAGTTTCCCCTAACTGAACTGTGGCCTGCGAAACAACAACTAATAGAAGGGTGATGTTGCATGAGCAACGAAAACTACTGGGATGATGACAGTTCAAACACAAACTCGTATGGTGATGATGGTATCGCTAACCTACGTAAAGCCAAACGAGCGGATGAAAAGCGAATCAGGGAACTCGAGGAACAACTAGCGAAGTTTTCTCGTGAGTCTAATGAACGCACTGTCAAAGAAATCCTAGAATCAAAGGGAGTCAATTCAAAGGCTGCCCGTCTAGTCCTAAAGGACTTAGATGCCATTGATGAGGAGTCAGTTTCTAACTGGCTTACAGAGAATGGCGACTTAATTGGGTACACGCCTGGTCAAGATAAGTCAATTGATAGAGAGAATCTGCGTGCTTTGCAGCAGCAAGATGATGCTACTCAATCGGCTGATACTCCCGCCTATTCAGAAGACCTAGAGCGAGCAATCGCTAATGCAGATTCTGAAGAAGAGATTATGGCAATCATTAAATCACTCGGTTAATTCGTAACCGACTAAACCAGAAAGGTAGGACATAGCCAAATGGCAGATGTCTTCACAACTACAACCACTGGATTAGGAAGCAATCTTGTAACATTAGCCTACGATAAACTTATCGAGACTAATCTTCGTATCCTTCCAAAGTTCCGCGAAATTGCGGACAAGAAGGTCGGCTCCCTAACACACAACGGTTCTTCAATCCGTTTCCAGTTCAACACAGATATCGCTGACACTACAGTGGCTGGTGCAACACTCAATGAGACAGTTGACCCAGACTCAGTAGCACTACCAGCAACAACATACCTAGACATTGCACAACTAGAACTAGGTCGCTCAGTACTTCCAGTTAAGAAGATTAACTTGATGTCACTTGCAAACATTGACCCATGGGTTGCTAACGCAGTTGGCTTCAACATGACAAAGACACTTGACGCAGCAGTAGTTGCTAAGTTGGATGCAGGCGCAAACATCGTTCGCGTTGCTGGCGGAACAGGTGCAGTTTCATCTGTATACGAAGGTGTTGGCACAGTTGCTGCTAAGAACACAATCGCACCAGCAGACACAATGAAGTCTGCTGCAATCCGTACTGCTGTTACAAAGATGCGCTCTGCTGGAGTTCAGTACAAGGCTGCTGGAATGTACGTTGCGTACATCCACCCAGAAGTTTCTTCTGACCTACGCACAGAGACAGGTAACAACGTATGGCGTACTCCACACGAGTACCAAAACGCTGCTCCACTTTACGGCGGAGAGACAGGCGCATGGGAAGGCGTTCGCTTCATTGAGACAGCAAACGCAACTTCTTCACAGTCAGGTACAGGCGCAGGTGGTTCACAGACACGTGTATTCAACACATACGTAGTCGGAGCACAGGCTCTTGCTGAGGCTGTCTGGAAGGAACCAGGCATGGAAGTTGGAGTGGTCCAGGACCGCTTTAACCGTTTCAACCCAGTCGGTTGGTACGGAATCATCAACTGGTCTCTATACCGTACACCAGCATTGGTACGTATCGAGTCAGCGGCTTCAGGTCGCCCAACAGCATAACAATAGTTATACGGGTAGGCAGGGGCTTTTGTCCCTGCCTATCAGTAACCCTATTGGAGGAACTATGGCTTACATATTTAGAACACCAACAATCCTAGAGGAGATGGATGGCGAATACCATCCACTGTTTTCTAGAATCAAGATTCAAAAAGGAATCACAGTTCTTAAAAACGGCTCTGTCTATACAGAAAGACGTTATCCATCCTCTGAGGAATGGGTTGCAGCAGATATTGCTTACCTAGGTGGCATTGACTATGAGGTAGATGCTACAGAGAAAGCAGCCCTTGAGGCTGCTGGTTACACAGTGGAGACGGTATGAGACACAGATTAGACCACCCAGAAGATGTAGAAGGTTGCTTTGGTTGCAAAGTATTAGGACTGCAACTTAGCCCAGGAGATGCATCATCTCAAAAGGTTATGAGCAATAAGAAGTGGGATGGAGAATTGAACGCCTATCGTGCTGCTAGAGCACAGGGTATTCAACCAGAAGGTACAAGCATGGCTGCAGTACAGCGTGCAGTAAAAGCCTCTGAGGCAATGGGTAAGGCGTATGACGCAGATACTATGACTAGTGCTCGTTATATTAATAATAAGTCAGCAACAACACTAAAAGAAGCGGGAGCAATATAATGCCAATGGTAGGAGACAAAAAGTTCCCATACACACCAGCAGGTAAGAAGGCAGCAAAGATGTATGCCAAGGCTGAGGGTATGGAAGAAAAGGCAATGATGATGGGTGCCAAGAAGAAGGCAGTCAAAAAGGCCGTTAAGAAGAAGGTTGTTAAGAAGGCAGTTAAGAAGGCTGTTGCCAAGCGTGGCGGATTGTTTGGTGGAATGTAATTATGGACGACCGTAAGTATACAACTACTAAAAATGCCAAGAAAAAAGTAAACCAAATGTCAGAAAAGATTCTAAAAGATTTTGGATTTAATTCTTCAACAACTAAGGCTGCACCAAAAAAGCCAGCACCAAAAAAGCCAGTTACTCCACGCAAACCAAACACTTCAGTCCGTAAGCCAATGGCTGCACCATCACCAACACGTAGGTCTGGATTAACGGTTGTATTGCCAAATGGCAGCACAGTTGGACTGCGTGACCTTGGTAAGGTCAAGCCAACTCCTAAGCCTACGCCAAAGACCACACCTAAAACAACAAAGATGACTCCGCAAGATGCAGCATCAAAGAAACTTATTAAGCAAAAGTATGGTTGGTAAGTAATTGCCAATTAGAAAACCAGGTAGATGTTATTTATGTGGTAAAGCACATAATAAGTGTAAGTGCTAAGAGGATAAATACAGATGAAAAAAGATTCTAGATTAACCCGTGCTGGTGTATCAGGCTACAACAAGCCTAAGCGTACGCCGAACCACCCAAAGAAGTCACACGTAGTTGTGGCTAAAGAAGGAACTACGGTTAAAACTATTCGTTTTGGCCAGCAGGGTGTATCTGGTTCTCCAAAGAAGGCTGGTGAGTCTGCATCATATGCAGCACGCCGTAAGTCTTTTAAAGCAAGACATGCTAAGAATATTTCCAAAGGCAAACTAAGTGCAGCCTACTGGGCAGATAAGGTGAAGTGGTAATGGGTATCCTACTTAATGATTTAACAGACGAGGTTTTGATTAACCTTGCTGGTTACACGCTTCAACAGGATAAGGCTACACACCTTGTAAGTCCTGTATCTACAACTACATCTACGATTGCCGCTCCTACTATTATTAGCGTTGCTGACGCACAACGCCTTGGCTCTGGTATCGTTGAAATTGATGACGAACTACTATGGCTAGATACTGTAGACCGTATTTCAAATACTGGAACAGTATCTCCGTATGGTCGTGGCTTTATGGGTTCAACCGCTGCAACACATGTTGCTGGTTCAAAGGTAACAATCTCTCCTACATTCCCTAAGCATGTAGTCAAGCGTGCCATCCAAGACACTATCCGTGCAATGGGTTCTGCCATCTTTGCTGTAAAGCAAACAAGTTTTACATTTAGCAGCACAATTGTAAACACATACGAATTAGATAATAAAAATATTCAAAACATCCTGACTATGCACTGGCAGGATATTGGCTCTAGCGGAGAGTGGATTCGCGTTAAGCGATGGGACTTTGATGCTTTTCCAGACGAAAGCACTTGGGGTGCTGGAGCACAGACAGTAACTATTGGTGACAGAATTGCATCAGGCCGTAAGGTAAAGGTTGTATACGCTACAGCCCCTAGCACTTTGTCTACATCATCTACAGATTCATTTACAGCACAGACTGGATTGCCAGAGTCTTGCCGAGACATTGTAATCCTTGGTGCTTCATACCGTTTAATTGCCTATCTAGACCCAGCACGTACTGGCTTGCAGTCACCACAGGCTGATGAGACAGATAACAAGCGCACCTTTGGCTCAGCAACTAATGCATACCGCCAACTCTTTGCCCTTTATAACCAGCGTCTATCAGAGGAAACTCTGTCGCAGCAACAACAATACCCGCCACGAGTTCACTTCAGCCGATAGGAAGATTGAATGCCAACTAGAAAATACTCATCTCGTTCCCAGCAAACAACATTAACTGGAACAGTTTATCCAGGTGATTCTACAATTACTGTCGTATCAGGAAGTGCACTGCTTGGTGGTGTTACCCTATCAGCGGGTGAAACATTCACTATTGTAATCAATCCAGATACAGCCCTTGAAGAAATCGTAGATATTTACTCTGCTTTAGGAACTCCAGTATCTGGAAACATTCTAACAATTCAGCGTAACGTTGATGGTTCAACACCTCAACAGCATTCTGCTGGTGCCATTGTTCGACACATGGCAATTGGCCGTGACTACCGTGAATCTAATACTCACATTGAGTCTGTTCGTGCCAACAGCGCAACTGCTCACGGTATCCCACTTAACACAATAGTCCTTACATCGGATACTGGGACAGTACAAAATGGCATGATTGCAAGTGGTGCTATAACTACTGCAAAAATTGCTGACTCAAATGTCACAACTGCAAAGATTGCAGATAGCGCTATTACCTCAGCCAAGATTGCCGACCTTACCATTGCTACAGGTGACATTGCAGATGATGCTATTACAAGCGGTAAGATTGCAACTGGTGCTGTAGGTACAATTAAGATTGATGACTTATCAGTCACAGAGGCAAAGATTGCCCCTACTGCAGTAACTACAGGTAAGATTGCAGACTCAGCAATTACTAGCGCAAAAATTGCAGACGGAACAATTGTTGCTGGCGACATTGCAGATGGAGCCATTACCTCAGCAAAGATTCTTGACGGAACTATTGCTACTGGAGATATCGCTGATAGTGCTATTACTTCGGCTAAGATTGCCGATGGCACTATTGTGGCTAGTGACCTAGCAGACGGAGCAGTAACATCTGCCAAGATTCTAGATGGCACAATTGTCAATGCTGACATCAATGCAACTGCTGCTATTTCTAAGACTAAGTTAGACCTTGGTGGAACTATTACCTCTGCTGACTTGGTTGACGGAACTATCGTTAACGCAGATATTAATGCTGCTGCAGGTATTGCACTTAGCAAGTTGGCAGTAGACCCACTGGCTCGTGGTAACCACACTGGTACTCAAGCAGCCTCTACTATCTCAGACTTTGATACACAGGTTCGTACATCTCGCTTAGACCAGATGGCAGCACCTACTGCAGCCGTTGCTTTAAATGCTCAAAAGATTACAGGACTTGCAAACCCAACCAATGCTCAGGATGCAGTAACCCTTAACTACATTACAACCCAAAAGGGTGTAGCAAATGGTATTGCGGAACTTGATGGAAGCGGATTAGTTCCAACTCATCACCTTCCAGCATTAGCAATTTCTGAAACATTTGTTGTGGCTTCACAAGCGGCAATGCTTGCTTTAACTGCACAGGTTGGTGACGTTGCAGTTCGCACAGATGTTAATAAATCTTTCATTCTTACAGCAACACCAGCCTCAACCCTTGCCAACTGGCAGGAATTGCTTACTCCAACAGATGCAGTTCTTTCTGTTGATGGTAGCACTGGTGCAGTAAGCCTATCTGGTACATATCTAAACCGTACAACTGGTCAGTTGCTTGGCGCACTAGATGCTAATTCTTTTAAGGTCACAAACCTAGGAACACCAACAAGCAACGCAGATGCTGCCACTAAGGTGTATGTAGATACAGTTGCTGGTTCTGCTACTGCTGCTGCAGCAAGTGCTGCTGCCGCTGCTACAACCTATGACAACTTTGATGACCGCTATCTTGGCGCTAAGTCATCCGCTCCAACATTAGACAATGATGGCGATGCGCTTATTACTGGTGCTATCTACTGGAACTCAACAACTAATGCAATGTATGCCTGGACAGGTTCTGCGTGGGGTTCAATTTCATCTACTGCAGACATCTTCCGTTACCGCTTTACAGCCTCTGGCGGAGAGACATCAGAATCAGGTCTAGATGACAATGGATTAACCCTTTCCTATATTGTAGGCAAAGAGCAGGTATATCTTAATGGTGTACTGCTTGCTCGTACCTCTGATTACAATGCTACAAATGGTACAAGCATTACAGGACTATCAGCACTGGCTGCTGGAGACATCCTGGAGATTATTACCTTTACCCCATTTGAAGTTGCCAATGTTTTATCTCCTACTTTGTTTGATGCAAAGGGCGACATACTTGTTGCTACTAGCGCAGATACAGCAGGCAAGTTGCCACTAGGAACTAACGGCTACTTCCTCAAGGCTGACTCATCAACTGCAACAGGCTTAACCTGGGGAGCAGTAGACCTATCATCTTATCCAACAACAACAACTGTTGAAGATAATCTAATCATGACCCTTATGGGCGCAATCTAAGAGAGGTAGTAACTAATGGCTACAACATCTAAAGCGCTGTTCCGTGGAGCAGCAACAACAACCACAACTACAACCCTGTATACAGTTCCTGCTGCTACAACAACAGTAGTAAGCAATATTGTTGTATCAAATACTGGCGGTTCTTCTTATACATTTACTTTGTATCTTGATGATGTATTGCTTGCCAATACAGTATCAATCGCTGCTAACTCAATTGCAATTTTTGATGTTAAGCAGACACTTGTAGCAACAGACACAATCAAAGGTGGAGCCAGCAATGCTGCTGTAACATTCCACATTTCAGGAGTGGAGATAGCGTAATGGGTATTTCAACATTTCCCGCAGCAACTACTGGTGTTTCAGGCACACCTGTATTAAAGTTAAGCGTACCTTCTATTAACGTTGACTATTCTATTAATAGTACACAGAATGCTTATGATTTAACAACACCACTACCTGCTGGCACTTATGCAATTACAATAACAGCAAACAATCCATGTGATATTGTGTTTTTAAAAAATACTGGAACTATTGTTAATGCTGGACGAATCTCGGCAGTAAATACAACAACAGTTTTAACAAGTGTTATTGATGTTCCAGCAGGAGAAACAGTTACAAAAATTGTATTTCGCAAGCCATCACGCAAGGCATTTCCATCAACATTTAATGTTGAAATTAATGCAATTACTGACCCTAAATCATTCTATGGTCACTCATTAAAGCAATACAATAATGCCGCTCCATTGCCAACAAACTGGACAACAAGCAACATAAACTTTGGTGGTCCTATGAGACCAGGAAGTATGAAGGTTACTTCAACTAGTACTAAATCATATTTTATGGCTTTTGATGGTACGCTTATAAATAATCCTGTTGCAAGCGGTACTCTTAATTCTAATCTTCAAGATGGAATAAGATTATACGAACTTGATGTTACAACAATGGCTTTGACTCAAAAGGCTACCCCTCAACTTGGAGGAACCATAACAGTTGGTGCTGGATTTACATTCCCTGGTGGTAGCACAAGCCAAAATTTAAGTCATTTTTCTTCTTTAGTACAAAACACATTTCTTGTTGGTACAGATGTTGCATATTTTGTACCTGGTATATCTTATGCAAATTATGTTAGCGGTGGTACTACATACTATTCTATGCGAGCATTTAGAAAAATGAGTATCTATCAATTTTCTACAAATACATGGACAGACCATGATAGTTATCAATACAGTATTGGATATAACATTACAAATTATAGTCCTGCTGTATGTGGAAATAATTTTTATCTTGGACCTATTACTAGATATCTTACTGGAAACTGGGTATCAGGAAATACTAATGCTTGGACTGCTGTTAGCACTGGTCCTTATAGCACTACAATACAGGTGTGGCATTATATGTATAACTATTCAGCATCTGCTTGGCAAACAAGAAATACAACTAGCCTTGATGGTGATGCTGCTAATGGTTACAACGCTGGTAATGAAACTAAGGTTTATACACCATATGTAAAATGTACAACTAACTATCAATACTCCGTTGGTGGAGCCAGTGGTAATGGAAGAATCTATAATCCAGTTAATGATACACATGTTAGTATTGTTAAAACAGCCACTCCTTCTCTTGTTCCAGATAGTTATGAAGTAAACCCTAATAACTATAATAGTAGTAATATTTATGTTCCTAGCGAACATGCTAGATGGGCACCTCATCCAACTGACCCTAAGTTGGTGTATATAGCACCATTAGATTCTGGTTGGATTTATTTAATGGATACAGAAAAGTATGGACAATATGGAGTGTTTGCTCTTAATACCTTTACAAATGGTTGTTTAACTAGAACAGCATATCCAAATATGAATAATCACTTTTTTGTAACACATGATGGAAAGTTTTACAATGTAATAACTAGCCCTGCTGCTGGTCAAACAGGAACTGTTTCTTACATTGCAGAAATTCAACCAATTCCAGCATCATTAGATACATACTAGGAGAAAACATGTTTACTTATAGCGTAATTGAAAAAGACGGACACCCAGTTGTAGAGATTCTTGATGCAGATGGATACTTAACCGTATTTCAACCGCATCACCCAGAAAAGAATACTCCTTGGGATTCTTTTGAAGATGCTGATGCATGGGGATTAAAGGCTACTGAGGAATATAACGCAGAGCCAAGTCCATTTGCTGATTATGAAATTGTTATGCCACCATTTGAAGAGTCGCCTGCTGCAGAACCAGAGGTGACTGAATGACTAAAGCCCGTGACTTAGCCAACCTTGCTTCAACAGCAACGGTAATGGCTACAGATGCAGAGGTAGCAGCGTCTATTGCTGCTATTCCTGCAGTAGACCCAACCCCAACCGCACTAATGACAATGGGAGCATAACAAATGCCAACAACATATAAAGTACTAGGACAAGTCGCTCCTAGCGCAACAACAGCGACAACCCTATACACCGTTGGTTCTGGTAAGTCTGCAGTAGTTTCTACTATTGCAGTTGCCAACCGTGGTGGTACATCTGCTACCTATCGTATTGCGATTCGTGTTGCAGGTTCTGCTCTTTCAGATGAAGAGTACATTGCATACGATGCAACAGTTACAGCAAACAACTCAACCTTTATTACTATCGGTGTAACTCTTGCTGCTACAGATGTTATTACTGTCTATGCATCAAATGCTAACTTGTCATTCAATGCATTCGGAAGCGAGATTTCATAATGGCTGTATCCTCATTAGTAGCCGCTAGTGGCGGCGTAACTCAAAAGACTCAAGAGTTTACTTCAACAGGTACTTGGACCGCACCAGCAAATGTAACAACAGTTTCGTTAATTCTTTTTGGTGGCGGTGGAGCAGGTGGAGGTTTCACAGCAAGTTCTACTATTATCGCCGCAGGCGGTGGCGGTGGTGGTGGTTGCGTAAACAAAGACATTACAGTTGTTCCAGGAACAACATACACAATAACCCTTGGTGCAGGCGGGGCAGGTGCTGCTTCTAATTCTGCTGGAGCATCTGGAAGCAATAGCACTTTTGGTGCCTTAGCAACTGCAATCGGAGGCGGAGGCGGTTCGCGGTACAACGGTGCAGACGGCGGATGTGGTGGTGGGTCAGGAATGAATCCTGGCTCTGGAAGTGGAACTGTTAGCGGTGGTGCAGGTGGTGGTGCTGGTGGTAATGCCGTATTTTATAGCCCAGGAATTAGCACTAACACAACATACCGTGCTGGTACTGGTTCACAAGGCGGCGGCGGCGCACCTGCTTTTGAGCAAGCATTTAATGCCAGCGGTAATAGTTCCCAAGTAGGTTGTGGCGGAATTGGCGGAATTGGATTATTTGGTAAAGGTGGTGGCGGTGGTGGAGCAGGTGCTGGTCCAGGCGCATCCGCAGGTGTTGGTTCCAGCGGTGGTGCCGCAGGAGGCGGAAACACAACTGGTTCATCTGCTTCTGCAAATACAGCAGGTGGCGGTGGTGGTACTGGTACTAACGCAGGTGCCGCAGGCACAGGCGGTTCAGGTGGTTCAGGTTACGCACTAATTACATACTGGTCTTAAGGAGGAAATACAATGGCACATTTTGCAGAAATTGATTCAAACAATGTAGTACTCCGAGTACTGGTAGTAGCAAATGAACACGAAAATCGTGGACAAGAATTTCTTGCTAACGATTGTGGGCTAGGTGGTACTTGGGTGCAAACTTCTTACAATGCTAACTTTGGTGGCAAGTTTGCTGGAATAGGCGATACCTGGGATGGAACTAACTTTGTTTCTCCACCAAGTCCAGAGCATATTGAAGAAGTAACAGAATAACACTTATCCCTGAGCAAGGATTCAAACTGCTCACTAATTTTTTTCTGACTTAAGGAGTAACGTGGCTAGAGATATTACCGAGGGCGATAGTAATGTATGGCCTTTAGCAGGCGATGGACTACCTATTGCACGTGGTGTTGCAGACATTGGTGTTGTTGCAACCTCTGCTATCTGGCAGAACACTGACGTAGCCTATGATGTGGCTGTTGGTGGCGTACCGTTTATTCTTGCTACAAACAATGACCGCCCATACACACGTAGAACTGCTCCCTTTAAGAAAGACCAGTTTGATTCTACTAATGAGCCAGGTGAACAGTCGCTAACTGGCTGGTGGATTCGCTCTCAAATCTCATTCCACAATGGCTCAGGCATTAACTTCTTTGACCCCGCTACTAATGATGAAAAGGGTCGCTATCGTTTTGCAGATAGCAAAGGCTTAAACATCTGGGAAAAAGGTGAAGTAACCCTTCTTAAAGACTGCGTTCAGGGGCATGAAACTACTGGTTCCATTCGCCCAAATGGTCGTCCATTCCAAACTATGCGTTCTATTAAATGGAACAATACTAATGGAGTATTACTTCATGATGAGTATGATGTAGACAAAATTGATGTAACTAACCCAGGAACTCCTATACATTTTATTGACTATAACTCTGGAACAGATGCTCCTGTTTATGCTATCTGTGATGATGGTACTACTGCATACTGGATTACTAATACAGCCACGAAGAAAACTGTATACAAAAAAGCCTTAACTCTTACTTCTTCTACTGCTGGAACAGTAATGTTTGACGAAGTTGGATTAGTTTCTAATGCAACTATGGAGTACATTAAAGACCGTATTGTTATGTGTGCTGACAACAAGGTGTATGAGTTTGCTGCATCAGCAACAGCAATGCCACCAGTTTTGTATACACATCCAGTAACCAGCCATACCTATACCAGCATTACAGCATCAGGCCCAGCGATTTATATCGCTGGCTACAACGGTATCCAGTCTACTATCCAGAAGTTTACCCTTACTACAGCAGGCTCAATGCCTAGCCTAACATCGGCATCAGTAGCAGCAGAACTTCCAGTTGGTGAAGTAGTACATAAGATTTACTACTACCTAGGCTACATGATGATTGGTACAAATAAAGGTGTTCGAGTTGCAGTAGTAAATGACCAAGATGGTTCTATTAATTACGGGCCTTTGATTGTTGAAACAAGCCAACCTTGCTATGACTTTGCTGCACGAAACCATTATGTTTGGTGTGCAACTGGTGTTAATGGTGAGCCTGGAGTTATTCGTATTGACCTATCAACAGAGATAGAAAATCTTCGCTTCGCATGGGCAAACGACCTTAGTGTTGATGGCGTAAATGGATTCCAAACAACTGGTTGTGCTTTTGCTAATGGCACTGAGCAACTTATGTTCTGTACTGCTGATGATTCTGTTGGCTATGTCTATGCAGAATCTGCAACAGTTCTGCGTACTAGTGGTTACTTAACTACAGGTAAAATTAGATTCGGAACTCTTGAGCCTAAGAACTTTAAGCGTCTTTTAGGACGCGGTAACTTTACATATGGCTCTATGGTTCTAGAAACAGTAGATGCTAACGGCCTTGAGTATGACCACATTACATACAATGCTGCTGTTCCTGGTGTAGAGATTGCTACCTCCACCCCAGCAGCATCACAGGAATACTTATCCTATAAGTTTATTATGTACCGCGATAACACAACTAATACACTTGGCCCAGTCTTTAAGGGCTATCAGGCAAAGGCAACTATTGCTACGCCAAGACAAAGACTTATCAGTTACTACGTGTACTGCTTTGATGAAGAGACTGATAGAAATAATGTACGTACTGGTTACTCAGGAAGAGCGCATGAGCGCATCTTGGAACTGGAAGAGATTGAAGAATCAGGAGATGTTGTAACTTGGCAGGATTTAAACACAGGTGAAAACAGACAGGTTCAAATTGAAGGTATCAACTTAGTAAACACAACACCACCAGATAAAAACTCAACAGGGTTTGGTGGTATTCTAGAGATTCTGGTAAGGACAGTATAATGAATGCATCAACTTGGGCTGGCTTAATTGTATCTATTATCGCAATTGTTACAGCATTTGCTGGCTCTGTGCGATGGTTGGTTAAGCATTACTTGTATGAACTTAAGCCAAACTCAGGTTCAAGCCTTAAAGATTCTGTTACTAGACTCGAAGAAAAAGTAGAAATCCTGTATCAAATGATGTTATACAAGGGGAGAGAATGACCGATGAAACTTGTCAAGAAAGCCACACCTGCCGCTATTGCTGTCCTACGCCAGGCCACAGCGATAGCACCATTGCGTATGAAAGCCTCAGATGGATTGCTCCCATCGAAGTCGCATATCCTTCAGAATCCAGTCAGTGACCACAATACTGGACTTGCTGTTGACCTAACCCACGATAAGTTGGGTGGCATTGATTGCCAAGATTTATTTGCCAGACTTAGATTAGACAAGCGAGTTAAGTATCTAATCTTTAAAGGCAGAATCTGGTCACAGGATAAGGGCGAACGCCCATACACTGGCAGCAATCCGCACAACAAACACCTACATATTTCTATCAAAGAAGCCCACGCTTCTGACACTAGCCCTTGGTTCCCATGGTTGGGCACACCAAAGGCAATCAACAAGGTCAGAGCAAAGGTTAAACTACTACCGAAGAAGAAGGAAAATAAATGACTAAAGATAAACTAATCGCAATCGCTGCATCATACTTGCGTGCTGCTTTTGCATCTGTCTTAGCATTGTATCTAGCAGGAGTGTCAGACCCTAAAGCATTAGGCTCAGCATTCCTAGCCTCAGTTGCCGCTCCACTCCTAAAGGCGTTAGACCCGAAGGCTACAGAGTTTGGTAAAGGCTCTAAGTAATCCTATTTAAGGGGCCTAGCAGCCCCATAGAGACAAGAAACCCCCAGAACTGGTGTCTACATGCCAGAACTGGGGGTCTTTTGTCATTTACGCAGTGCATTTAGGATGTCTTCAACCTTCACAAGGTAACCCTTGCTTGGGTTAGGAGGTATGTTGCAGGTAATGGCTCTTCCCCTTGCCGTTACTACCTGCTTCAACACCTCCGTTGGTACCAATAAGGTTGCCCCCTCCAGCACGAAGGCCCAATACTGTGCCTTAGTACTGGACAATCCTGATAGATACCAATTCTCGTTATTGTGTGACCAGCATACTGTCTCGATGTATAAGTTGCCAGTCTCTTTCCATTTCAAATCTGTCTTGACTTCTACTGTAGCACCACCAGTTAGCAGTTGTTCTACTAAGGCTTCGCCTTCATGACCTACTGCTAGGTCTAAATCAAAGTCAGATAACTTTGCTGTACTCATGTATCTCCCATGCTAGACCGACTGGTGTAGGAATTATATTTAATTGTTTTCTTAATTGACTTCTGTGTCTAGGTGTAGTTCCTGCCCAATAGCCTTGCACTGTATGGCGCAAAGCGTAATCAAAACATTGTTGTTTTACTGGGCATCCTGCGCAGATTCTTTTGAGTAAGTTTGCTTCTCTGTACCCTGGCTCATTGTCTTCGCAGAACCACATCTCTGTGTTAGTACCAGCGCAGGCTGGTGTCTCTGTCCATTGTGGGTAACTCATTAGAACTCAAATGCTAGATACCAGAAACCAAGTTCTACACTGAGAAAGCCTTTACTTAGATTAAAGCCAAGACCAAATCCCATATTACGACCATAGGTAATCCAGTTATTCTTGCCTAGTTTCTTTGCTGCCATCTTATCCTCCTGTTGAATAGAAGCCCGTGCCATTGAACTTAATGGCTGGTGCTGACCATATACGCTGCATAGTTTCACCGCAAGTGCTACATGCTGGTGGGATATTCTCGTTAGTTTCTTTTACTTCTGTGCAAGCACTGCACTTAAAGTCATACAGTGGCATTAGAAATCATCCTCGTTCTTTGGGTAAGGGAGTGTGACCATTGAGCCACAGTTAGTGCACTCTCCATCAAGGAAATAAAAGCATAGTTCACCTTCGTCAAACGCAACAAGCGCATGAAATACATCCCCTCCACATACGCAAACATCTCCAATAGGTTCTCCTCGCAAGTCCATAGCACGCGAGTAATCCGTTGGGTGTAGTAACTCTCGGACTTCTTTGACATTATCATTCTCCTGATTCGTCATCATCTACCTCTACTAGAGTATCTTCTTCTGCATATGGCCTATGCCCACCGAGATTCCTGACTAGACTGCCGATTGCACGCTGGACTTTCATCCGTGCACCATCTGCAGTAGTAGATAGTTCATCTGCTAACTGGCTCCACTCAACATTTTCTGCTGAGTATTTGATACGGAGTACATTCTGTTTTGCATCTGATAATCTGTAGTAGGCAGTGGCTATGTCTGAGCGAAGCACTAACCAATTATTGGTATCACTGCTCTCACCTTTAGAGAACTTATAGTTTAAGTCCTTAATGGCGGTTGGAATCTCATATGATTCTGCAATGATAGATGGTAAGAAGGCTTCGATAACTGACGAGTCATAGTAGTACAGGTCAAGCAGTTCATAGCCAATCTTTCTAGCCTTTTCCTTTTCACAATACTTAATTGCTGCATTGCGTAGAGACCTGGCTATTAGTTTGTCTTTGTCTTTCTGCTCTAACTCTGACCACTCCTTGTATTTTTGTGGATGAGAAACAAACCACAGCCATAGTACCTGTTGAATATCTGGTTGTTCAGTCATTGGGTACTTGCGGTGGTACTCAGCAGCAAGGGCTTGCACCATTGCCTCGTACTCATCTACATACATTGGTTAGTTAACGCCTTCCCACTGTCCTCTTTGTACCAATAGTCCAATTATTGCATAGTTTGCTAGGTCAATAAAGGAATCCTGTATGGATTCATAGTTGGGCGTGTCGTTGTTTTTGTAGTAAAGATTTTCTAATCGTGCCATCTTGTCGTGCATACGCACAAGCAATCCGTTCATTGCCCCTCCTGGGGCATTGGAGATATTCAACGGGCCATAGTCTGCATGCTTACGTATCATAATAATACGCAGTTCTTTTAGAATATCTTCAAAGTCATTCGGGTCTTTCACTAAGTATCTCCTTTGCTTCTGTATCGAACTTATGCATTGCTTCTGCTACTAGTAGTTCTTCAATAGTCTCGTTGCCCTCACCTGATGCTGCTGCCACTATGACTGTGGCTATCATGGTAAGCATTCTGTGTGCCATATCTTGGTCTTTGTAAATCATTTCGGCTACATCTCGTAATGCATTAAGCAGGTCTAGCCCCTGCTTGTCTGATACTGGTAGCCCAAGAATCCGTGGATTGTCTTTAATGAACTCCCATACATCATCTTCATTCGGAACTGAGGCATCTGGCGATTCGCTCATTGATGAAATCTACTCCCTCTTTATGCACGATACTGTTGACATCGTGGCCGTCTGGCATTTGGATAATATTTACATTGCCTAACTCTTTGCTTATCTTCTTACCAAACTCTAGCCCTGGTGCATCACCATCTGCTAGTACGATTACTGTATCGAAGTCATCTAGGATTCTTGTGTAGAAAGGTTTCCAGTTGTTAGCACCTGGAATACCTACTGCTGGGTGATTGGTCTTAACGCTGACTGTTATACAGTCTATCTCTCCTTCTGTCACACAGATATAATCTGATGCAGTAAGTACTACTTGTGCGTTAAACATACTGGTCTTAGCACCTGGCATACCCATGTACTTAGGGTCTGCTCCGTTCATTGCTCTGAACCTGATATCTACCACGCCTGATGGCGTGATGTATGGGATGGCTAGCCTATCCATGTACTGTTCATGACCTGGAAGAGCGTCCTTTACTACTCCCAAATGAAATCGCTGCGCCTCTGCGACCGAGAGATTGCGAGTTGCTAGATAGTCTGTTGCCAAATGTATTTGGCTTGCGTACTGGTGAGTCGCCTGCAAGAGAAATTGTCTGTGCGAATTCGATAGCCTCACGATATGTGCCTCCTTCCTTTTCAATAATTAAATCGTAAACATCTCCACCTACACCACAGCCATGACATTTGAATCTGTTCTCATCAAAGTTAATGCCTGCTGATGCATGTCCATCTTCGTGGAATGGGCATTTTATTTTGCGCCAACCGCTGCCCTCTGGAGGCACGGTTGCGCCAATGTATCTAAGGTAGTCTGCAATACTATGCTTCGCGTCCACGCATTGCGTCCTTTATTAAAGCCAACCATACTTTGGCTGGCATGGTGCAATACCATTCGTCAACATTCTTAGTTCCTTTTTTCTTGTGGAGGACAACGCCTGTCCAACCTTGGTCGTTAATCATTTCTACTTCTAGTTCTTTTAGCCAAGCACTAAGGTCTAACTTAATATGGTTCTTAACTTCAATCGTTACGCCATTGACTCCTGCTATGTCACCTCTGTCGAGGTGGCTGCCTGCTAGTCTGCGTTCTGCATATGGAAATCCATTTGCTTTTAACCAATTAACTGCTGGGATTTCTCCGCCTTGTGTACCCTTACGCTTGGCTGCACTACTCACATTATTCCCTCTTGTTGGTATCTGACTGCTACATCTTCTAAGTACATAGAGTCTGGGTTAAATGACAGACTAACATAGTTGCTACCTGTTTGGTCTGCTCGCCCGTATCTATTCTTAACTGGCGCTACACATAGGTATGTGTCATCGCCCTGCTTCATCTGACCAATAGTTAGAACCATTGCTGGAATCTGATTAACCATACCCTGCACTGCACTACGTGGCTGGCAAGGATAGCCATCGAATCCTTCTTTGGTGTGGTGTAGCACTAGCACTGCTGCGTTAGTATCTCTGGCTAAGTACTTGAGTTCTTTCATAACGGCACGCATTGCACCGAACTCATCGTACCCATCCATTGCTACATCCATAAGATTGTCTACAACAATAAGGGTTGGACTCTTGCCCCACACTGTCTCAAAGGCTGAGACTTCATCATCTAAGTCTTTAAGTGTAGGGCTGGATTCAAACGACCAGAACAAATGATTGTTCAGTTGTAGTATCTCATGTGATTTTGTTGGATTATTTTTGAGTAACTGTTCTGCTGCTGCTTGTGTCATCTTGCCTGTCATAGCAATCAAACGCATAGCCATAGTATGTGCATTGGTATCTGCTGAAAAGTAAAGTGTAGGATGTTTTGTTTTAGCAGCGATAGCCAATGCAACTGATGACTTGCCTGCACCTGGGGTGCCTGCAACTACAGTTACCTCTGCTCTACGCAGAATAATTCCTGCTCTTTCAAACGCCGCAAAAGCGGGTGGCAATGGTTCGCCACCCACCTCTGCTTTGTTTATAGAGCGTCTAAGTGTTTTCACTTAATCTGTTCTGGAACGAATGTGTTCCACTCTGGTGACTGAACCACAACGTACTGGTTCTTGCACTTATCAAATGCACCCTTTGGTGCTGGACAGAAGTAACCTTTGTAAGGCTTACCATCTTTACCCATACCTTGGATTGCTGTCATCTTACCGTGAGCGCAACCGCGCCCTCCAATAGATGCTACTGGTGCTGGCTGTGTATATTCTTGGGCAGGAATTGTTGTTCCTGTTTCAATGATGTTTCCACCTAGTGCTGCTGCAACTGACTGAACTGACACTGCTGGTGCTGATGCACCA